TTCAAGCACATGGGCAGCCATCCGCGAACACGCGGAGGACAAGCTGCATCAAGCAAGACTAAAGAACGACGATCACACCCTTTCTGAGTCGGAGACCGCTGCACTGCGCGGCGAGATCCGAGTTTGGAAGGACATCCTGGACATGCCTCAGGAGTTTAAGGCACGTCTTGGATTGCTACCCGGCGAGGACGTCGCGTAGCGAGGGTGCTGATTCGATTTTATCCAGTCAGCGATGGTAGCCGCACCAGCGGCTTTTGATGCACCAAGGGTTATGACCATGTACGAACAGCTCACCGACGAGCAGATGCAACAGATTTGGAACCAGGAAGCTGCCGCTGACGCGCCAGTTGAACCAGTACCAACCGAAGCACCTACCGACGCACCTACTGAAGCGCCCACTCCGGCAGCGACAGAGGCTGTGGCTGACCCGTATGAAGGCCTGCCCGATGCAGTAAAGGCACGTCTCGCGAAGATTGATGACCTTGAACGAACGAATGCAACCCTGACGCATGAGCTGAGATCGACCATTGGTCGAGTAGGCGCACTGCAGAGGGAATTTGATCTGGCCAAGCAGGCAAAGCAGCAAGCGCAACAGGATGGCGGAACAGCCCCCACCTCTGCGCAGATGGCGGCAGCTGCGAAGTCCAGTGAGAAGTGGGAAAAGCTCAAGACGGAGTTTCCGGATTGGGCTGATGCGATTGAAGAGAGGTTTGGGGCTCAGGCCGTGAGCCCTCAGAGTTCAATCGACCCCGAGCAGATTGCAGGATTCGTGAATCAACAGGTCTCCAATAGCCGCGAAGAAATTGCCCGTGAAATTGAGCTGGCGAAGATTGAATCTCGCCATGAGAACTGGACCGAGACCGTACAGACAGAGAAGTTCAAAGCTTGGTTTGAAAGCGCAAGCCCTGAGATTAAGGCCTTGGCTGAATCACCGAAAGCCCGAGACGCAATCCGTATGCTCGACGAGTTCCAAAAAGCCCAATCCACAAATGTGTCAGGTGTGAAGCAAGAGCGTGGAGCGCGACTTTCCGTCGCTGCAACACAGGTCGGCCAAAGTGCCCCACCGGCCAAAGACGTGGACAACATGAGTCCAGCTGAGCTGTGGGCGTATGAGGCCAAATTGCGCGAGAAGCGTAAACAAGCCTATTGAGGATTTGAGAAATGGCTACACAGAATTATTCAACAGTAAGTTCACGGAACCTAATCCGTGCCGCTCAAGGCATGCTGGAGCATGCTCAACCCATTACCGTTCTGGGCGACTTCGGTACCCAGCGCGAGATGCCAAAGAATGCAACTGACACCCTGGTGTTCCGTCGCGTTCTGCCTTTCGGTGCCGTGCCTGCTGGCGTGAGCATTGAAAACTCCGCTCGCTACCAGGGCACACCCAACATCGACGAAGGCAACTTCCGTTTGGCTGAAGGCTCCACGCCCAACTCCAACACGATCACCTTCCAAGATGTGTCCGTGACTCTGCAGCAGTATGGCTTGCTGTTCAAGTTCAGCCAGAAAGCCGAGATGATGTATGAGGACGACATCCCTGCCGAGATGGTCAAGCTGACTGGCGAGACCCTGGGCGAAGTGATGGAGATGGTTCGCTACGGCGTATTGAAGGCTGGCTCCACTGTGATCTACGCAAACGGTTCAAGCCGTTCTGCTGTGAACACCGCGATCAGCTTGAACTCCTTGCGTCGTGCAGTTCGTACCCTGGAATCCAACCGAGCCAAGCGCGTGACATCTCGCGTGGCCCCCGGTGTGAATTTCGGCACACGCGCTGTTCAGCCCACATACATCGTTTTCTGCCACACCGACGCGATCAGCGATGTCCGCAATCTGCCTGGCTTCACCAAGGTTGAAGAGTACGGTTCTTTCAAGCCCATCCACGACCGTGAGTTTGGTGCTTGTGAAGACTTCCGTTTCATCTCCAGCCCCTTGTTCGAGTCCTTCTTGGGCGCAGGCGCTTCAGTTTCTGCAAGCGGCATGCTGTCAGTAGGCGGCTCAAACGTGGACGTGTATCCATTCTTGGTGATCGCTGAGGATTGCTGGGGTCAGGTGTCACTGAAGGGCATGGGCGCAATCAAGCCCACCGTGCTGCCTTCAACGCAGATCAACCACGCCAACCCACTGGGTCAGTTTGGTTATGTGGGTGCCTCCTCCTGGTTCGCTGCCGTGCGTTTGAACGAGGCCTGGATGGCTCGTATCGAAGCTGGCGTAAGCGCTCTGTAAGGGGTCGGTCATGGCTGCTGAAATCATCAAACAACGAGTTGTTGAGATTGCAAACGGCGATGACCGCGAGGCTGTTCAGGTTCTCTTGAATGCCCTTGTGGACGCCGTGCGCGCCCTGACCGTCAAGCTGGATGCTGATGCTGGTGTCACCGACACCAACTACACATCCACTTTAGACGCAATCATCACCAAGTGAGGAACACACAATGAGCTTTAACGCAGAAGGCCAGACCGCTGGCAACATGACCCTGAGTTCCGGTGGCCTGGCCACTGGCACAGTAAATTCAACTGTCAAAACAGTCAACACCATCAGCTACCTGATCAACGGTATTTTCTACAGCCGAGTTGCTGCTGACAACATCGCGCTGCCTGCCCCGTCCCCAGCTGGCGCTTACACCGCTGGCAAGTACCAAACCATCCCTGCGGGCATGAAGGCGTTGTTTGCTTTGTGCTTGAACGCAGCTGGCACATTCAGCTTCGAGCAGTCTGCGCTGGTTGGTGGTGACGATCCTGCTCCCGTGGTTGGCCTGGATGGCGACCGCGTAGTGGTTGGTGTTTTCACAGTCAAAGCAACAACAGCCCCATTCGTGCCTGGCACGACTGCACTGGGCACAGGCAACACCGTGACGTACTACAACGTCTCGCGCATGCCTGGCAGTTCACTGGCCTAAGTTCTGGCCACCCTTGGGGAGGGGGTTCCTCCCCAAAACACTGAAAGGTGAGATATGCCAAAAACCCCCGTCCACGGAATCGAAGTTGGTGATGACCAGCCCGATATTCAGACAGTTGCCGAGACCAAAGATCTTGCCAAGCTGATAAGTGATGAGGCGTTTATGAATGAAATGGTGACCGTTATGGTCCATGAGTCAACTGATCCCAATCAGCCTCCGCACATCATTCTCAACGTCAATGGAACAAACATGCCGGTAGTCCGGGGTTTTCCTACGATCATGAAGCGGAAGTATCTTGAGGTGTTGGCTCGCATGAAAGAGACCCGCTATACACAGCGGACCCCGAATCCTAGTGAGCCAGACCGAATTGTGATGGAACCCAAGACCGCGCAAGTGTACCCATTTGCCGTTCAAGAGGACAAGAATCCAAGAGGTCGTGAATGGCTCCGTCATGTCATGGCTGAGCGTGGATGAACTTTCTTGAACTGTGTCAAAG